GCTGCATATGTTCTTAACCGCCTGATCGAGATTGACCAGATGGACGTGCTCGACATCATGGCAGATGACATGAGCATCAAGCCTGTGTCGCAATGGCCAGCTTCATGGCGTCGATACCTGAGCGGATTCGATCTGGCCGAGATGTTCGACGGCCGGGGAGAAGAGCGCGAGATGGTCGGCATCCTGAAAAAGATTAAGTGGCCGGACAAAGTCAGGAATCTGGAGCTGCTCGGCAAACACATTTCCGTGCAGGCTTTCCGTGAGCAGGCCGCGACATCACTGACAGGTAAATATGGCGGCCCGCTCGAGGTTGCGCTGCTTTCACGCGAGGAATACCGGCAGGCCCGCCGGGAAATGCTGGAGGATGACGACTGCTGACTTCAAAACCGCTGCACGCCGTATAGAGTGTGAAGAGGACGGGCTCTATTTCACACGGTACTTCTTTAAGCAGCGCACCGGCAGCAGAATGCTTGTTGCGCCTCATCATCAGGTGATACAGCGGACGCTGGACCAGGTGATTGATGGCGATATCCGGCGACTCATCATCAACGTTCCGCCTGGCTACACCAAGACGGAACTGGCTACCATCAACATGATGGGCCGCGGGCTGGCGCTGAACCGCCGCGCCCGCTTCATGCACCTGTCCTATTCCCACAATCTGGCCTTACTGAACTCGTCAACCACGCGCAGCATCGTGAAGTCTGCCGCTTTTCAGGCCATGTGGCCGATGGCGCTGCGTGATGATGCCGACAGTAAAGCCATGTGGTGGACCGAATACGGCGGCGGGGTCTATGCCTCATCCGCTGCAGGGCAGGTTACCGGCTTTCGTGCCGGCCACATGGAGCCGGGCTGGCAGGGAAGTCTTATAATTGATGATCCGGTGAAACCTGACGACGCCTACAGCGAAACAATACGCGCCGGGGTCAACACCCGCTTTAATGAAACCATTCGTTCCCGTCTGGCCATCGAGACCACGCCCATCGTGGTCATCATGCAGCGCATTCACTACCACGACCTGAGCGGATACCTGCTGCGCGGTGGCAGTGGCGAACAGTGGCACCACCTGAACCTGCCTGTGCTGATTGATAATAGCGAGCAGTATTCAGCGCTATATCCTGAAAACTCGCATGCAATACCCATTGAAAATGGTCTGCCTGACGGCTGGCTGTGGCCATACAAGCACAACGAGTCGCATCGCGTTTCCCTGTTTTCACACCGGCGCACCGCTGAGGCGCAGTACATGCAGCGCCCCCGGCGGTTCAATGCCGAAGGTGCGCTCTGGACAGAAGTTATGGTGTCCGGTGCGCGAGCGCTGGATATTGCCCTTCACCCCTCACGTACTGTGGTTGCTATCGACCCGCAGGCAACTAACAGCGAAGAAAGTGACGAAACCGGTATTGTCGTGGCGAGCAGTTATGGCAGCGGCAATGACCGGCTTTTCTCAGCTGATGCGGATTACTCCGGGAAGTACTCGCCGAACGGCTGGGCGAAGCGGGCTATACGGGCGTATGAAGAGCACCACGCTGAAGCCATTGTCATTGAAACCAATCAGGGCGGGGACATGGCGGAGGACACGCTGCGTAATGCGGGTTTCCGCGGTCGCATCATTCGTGTGCACGCAAGTAAAGGCAAATTTGCCCGTGCGGAACCAATCTCAGCACTCTACGAGCAGGGGCGGGTGGCGCACCGCGGCAGCCTCTACCAGCTGGAGAACCAGCTGCTGGAGTACGTGCCGGCCACCGCGAAGAAATCCCCCGACCGCCTGGATGCGCTGGTCTGGGCCATCACAGAGCTGTTCCAGCCAAAAGGTACAACAGTCCGTCCATTCTCTGCCTGACAGAACAGATATATGAGCAACGACGTTCGCAAGCGATCGCCAAAAATCGAGTCGATGGCCGGATGCTGGCCGATGATCACCGCACTGCTGGGCGGCACAGCAGCCATGCGGCAGGCGGGTAAAACGTACCTGCCTAAATGGCCCAATGAAGAAGAGGCGTTTTATAAAAACCGGCTGGCAACGGCCACGCTTTTCCCGGCCTTTTCACGTACGGTCGAGGTCCTGAGCGGCAAACCCTTTTCCCGTCCGGTGACATGGGATGAAAAAGTTGTGCCTCAACGTATCCGCGGGATGTTCGCGGATGTAGACCTGCAGGGCACCAATCTGCACTCCTTTCTGGCAGACATTTGTGAGGAGGCGATGGCGTACGGGCTCTGTGGCATCCTGGTCGAGCATCCCCCTGCAGAGAAGCAACTCTCCCTGGCCGAAGAACGACAGCGCGGGCTGAGGCCTTATTTCGTCAAGGTAAACGCGAACAGCCTGCTTGATTACGACTCAGAGCGCGTGAACGGACAGGAAACGTTCACCATGCTGCGCTTTGTTGAGACGGTGAGTGAGCGTGATCCGGATAATGAATTTGCCGTGAAAGACATTGAGCAGGTCAGGGTACTGAATCCCGGCCGCTGGCGGATTTATCGCGAAAAGCTTAATGAAACGAGCGGGGTACTGGAGTGGCAGCTGCACGATGAAGGCACCACCAGCCTTAACAAAATCACTTTTGTTCCGGTCTATGGCGACAAGCGTGGCTTTATGAATGGCCGGCCGCCGCTGGCGGAACTCGCGTGGCTCAACGTCGAACACTGGCAGTCGCGCAGCGATCAGCAGACCATTCTGCATGTCGCCCGCGTACCGGTGCTGTTCGGTAAGAAGCTGGGCGACGGTCCCATCTCGGTAGGTGCGGCATCGGCCATCCTGTCAGAAGAAGATGAGGCAGACCTGCGTTATGTGGAGCACAGCGGCAAAGCCATCGAGGCCGGGCGTACTGACATCATCGATCTTGAAGAGAAAATGCGTCAGATCGGGGCGGAACTGCTGGTGATCAAACCCGGGCACCGTACCGTGGTGCAGACGCTGACCGATAACGAGGCGAGTACCAGTGCCCTGCAGCGCATGGTATGCGACCTCACCGATGCTGCCCGGATGGCACTGCAATATCTGGCGGAATGGACAGGTGAACCCGATGGCGGGCACGTCACTATCTTCAGTGACTTTGGTGCCACCACGCTGGCAGAAGCCTCAACCGATTTCCTGGTAGGCATGTATAAAACGCGTGCGCTGTCTGACGAGACGCTGTTTAACGAGATACAGCGCCGCGGTCTTATCAACAGTGAACTCCGCTGGGCAGATGAGCAATTGCGCATCCGCGCCATGCCCCCTTCCATGCCAGAAAAGCCGGCAACAGCTGCGCCGGATTAATGGTTTTTAAGGCCCGTGCACATGCATGGGCTTTTTTATTGCCAGCCGCTGCGGATGCAGCGTGGCGCCCCGAGCCGGATGGCTCTTACCCGGTTGGATGACCTGATGAAACTGAAACTCGATGAAAATGGCCATGTTGTCGTAAACGATGGCAAACCCGTGTACGTGCAGGATGACGGCAAAGAGGTGGTGTTTGATGCACCCGGCACGCTGCAGACCATATCGCGTCTTAACGGTGAGGCGAAATCGCACCGCGAGCGCGCAGAGAGTGCGGAAACGCTGCTTAAAACCTTTGAAGGGATTGATGATCCGGCTGCGGCGCTGGCGGCTCTGGATACTGTTAAAAACCTCGAAGACAAAACGCTGGTGGATGCCGGTGAAGTCGAAAAGGTCCGCACGGAAGCCGTTCGTGCACTGGAAGAGAAATATGCGCCGATCGTGAAAGAGCGCGACGAACTTAACCAGAAGCTTACGGCGGAGAAAATTGGCGGGAGTTTCGCCCGTTCAAAATTCATCGCCGAGAAGATGAGCATTCCGGCTGACCTGGTGGAAGCCCGGTTTGGCAGTAATTTCCAGGTGGTCGGTGACGCCGTCACAGCTTTCGATCGTGAAGGCAACAAAATCTTCAGTGCGGTAAAACCCGGCGAAGCGGCAGGGTTTGATGAAGCGCTGAGCATCCTCGTTGAGCATTACCCGTATAAAGACCAGATCCTCAAAGGCACCGGTGCATCAGGCGGCGGTTCCGGCGGGGGGAATGGTAATACCAACCCCAACACACTTACCCGCGAACAGTTCGACTCCCTCAGCCCTCAGGAGCAGAGCGAAAGAGCGTGTGCGGGTGTACAGATTACCGATTAACAGGATATCCCTGAATGGCTAATACCCTGACTCAACTCATTCCCGACCTTTATCAGTCGCTGGATATTGTATCCCGCGAACTGTGCGGATTTATTCCTTCCATCACGCTGGACGCCTCGGCGGAACGTGCAGCCCTGAACCAGCCAATCCGTATTCCGCTGACACCTGCCTCAGAAGCTGAAGATGTGAAACCCGGTCAGCTTCCGCCAGATGATGGCGATCAGGATATTGGTAATGTGCCTCTGGCCATCACGAAATCCCGCATGGTGCCGTTCCGCTGGGAAGGCGAACAGCAGAAGGGCATTAAATCGGGTCCGGGCTATCACGGCATCCGCCGTGACCAGGTCACACAGGCGATGCGCACGCTGGTCAATGAAATTGAATCAGACCTGGGCCAGCTCTTCCGCCGCGCATCCCGCGCCGCGGGAGAGGCGGGCAAAACACCGTTCAAAGATACCCTGACCGATACGGCCCAGGTGCGTAAAATCCTTACTGACAATGGTGCACCGCTGAGCGATCTGCAGTGCGTCATCGATACAACCGCAGGTGCGGCACTGCGCACCATGGCGCAGCTGACAAAAGCTAACGAAGCGGGTACGACAGCACTGCGTGCACAGGGAACCTTGCTGGAATTGCATGGTTTTACGCTCCGTGAGTCTGCGGGTGTGGCTTCAGTTAATGGGCAGGCGGGGACAACATTGAAACTGGCTGGTGACGAAAAAATTGTTCCCGGAGCACATTTTATTCCCGCCGCCGTCACCGCTTCTCAGGCCTCTTCCGGAGATGTACTGATTGCCGGGCATCATAAATACATCATTGCTCAGGTAGAGCCTGAAAAAGGCATCCACATCTTCGCGCCAGGCGTGCGTGATGAGATTCCGAAAGGGGCTGAGCTGAAGGTGGTGAGTAAGTTTACGGCCAACTTTGCGTTCAGTCGCTCTGCCATCATTCTGGCTACCCGTGCGCCGGCGCTGCCGGAAGAAGGTGATATGGCAGATGACCGCATCATGATCACCGACCCGCGCACCAATATGTCGTTCGAAGTCTCCATGTACAAACAGTATCGCCGCGTGCGCTATGAAATCGCCGCAGCATGGGGCTGTCAGAACATCAAACCGGAACACAGTGCCGTGCTCCTTGCCTGACCACACGCAATCGCTCCACAGTTAAAAATCAGAAGAGGCCACATATGCTTACTCCCCAGCAGCAGGCCGACGCACGCCGCTTTATGGGCTATCCCATGGTGGGAGATACGTCGCCAGACGATCGAAGTGATCTGGCTTACGCGCAGGTTACATCCGGCCGGTACCAGACACTGGCACATCGTCTGAAGACGATGCGGGCTGAGGAAGAAGCAATTATTGCGAGCTATCTGGTGACACTGGCAAGTCTGGAAAATTGCATCACGCGGGCAGCAGACAACCTTGATACAGATAAAGCGGCTGTCTGGCAGCGCAACCGGTCAGAAGTGTCAGACCGCACACGTCTTTATAATCAGTGGCGGCGTCAGCTGTGCGGGCTACTGGGCATTCCGCCGGGTCCGTCGCTGGGCAACGGTACATCAGTTGTGACCCGGTGCTGAGATGGATGCACATCAGCTGGCCGCAAAGGTCAATCAGGGTAACGGAAAAGCTGCGAAACGCCTGGGAGGTATAGCGCGACATTACCGGGCAACATCACCTTTCAATCCGCTTGAAGCACAACCATTGCGGCAGATTTCTGCCTCCTTCGCTACCGATTATGGTTACATGCGGGCAGCCCGGTTCGGACAGGCCACCAGTATTGGCATCTTTGATGCTGAAGGGTTCGGGACGGGCGATATGCTGGTGTCAGATGAGGGTACCTTCTATGTGGCTGCCATGCCGCTATTGCAGCCCATCCTCTGCGTCAGAGCTGAGCGGATTGTCAGTATCCGGCGTACCGCTAAGACGGGTAATGATGCCGGGCTTCAGGAT